GCGCCATTGCCTTTAATTGGAAGGTCACCGAACTGAGGGTTGATAACGGCTTGGTCTGCCAAGTCAAATACCATTGCGAGGCATCCAATAATGGCAAAAAGGTAGCTACTGAGGGCTATTGGAAGTTTCGCAACCCCTATCAGATTGCTGACAACCTATCCGAGCATCAGGTCTCACATTGGGTTGATATGGACGCTCAAGAGGGCGAAAAGCACCTGATCAAGGACAGACTTGCCGAACAACTTGAGGCGTTAGACAATACCGAGAGTAGCGATCCACCTTGGAAGGTGGAAACATTTAAGGTGAAGTTATGACCCAGCCCATAGACATTATTAGCCGCGCCATGAAAGACATTGGCGCTCTAGCCGCTGGCGAGACCCCAGCCCCTGCGGAAGCCCAAGACGCTTTCGATATGCTAAACGACATGATTGACCAATGGTCAAACGAGCAGATGATGGTCTACTACAAGACCGAGATCATCTTCACTTTGACTGCGGGACAAACCCAGTACACCGTTGGCCCAACCGGTCAGGTGAACTCCACATTTACAGGTTCCATAGCAGGGAATACCCTAACCGTCACTAATATCACCGAGGGCGGTATTGCTCTGGGTATGGCGCTTTCAGGGACAGGAATTACTGCGGGAACCAAGATTACAGGCTTTGGGACAGGGGCTGGCGGTAACGTCAACTACGCCGGTACTTACACGGTGAACAACACCCAGACCGTAGCCTCGACCACAATAACCGCTTATTACGAGCGCCCCCTGTCGGTGAACTCAGCATTTGTGCGAGTGAACACTAACTCTAACGGTCAGCCTATTGTTAACGGTGGTCTGGACTACCCAGTAGCTATTTTGAACCTTGAGAACTACGAGCTGATTGGTCTTAAGACCCAGAACGGCCCGTGGCCCAAGGCGGTCTACTACCAGCCCTCAGAGGTTATGGGTACGTTCTACTTTTGGCCCAACCCATCTCAGGGCGAGATGCACATATTCTGCGACACCATATTCCAGCGTTTTAATAGCATCAACGACACCATCGTGATCCCACAGGGCTACATCATGTGCTTGCGCTGGTGTCTTGCGGAAAGACTTATGCCTATGTACGGCAAGTCCAACCCCCAGCAGCTCGCCATGATCAACGGGTTGGCTTCTCAAGCCAAGGCCACGATCAAGAGAACTAACATGAAGCCCATGCAGTCCGCTAGGTACGATGACGTTCTGGTGGTCGGTAAGCGTGCGGACGCTGGTTGGATTCTGACCGGGGGCTTCCAGTAATGCCTGACTTTGGATTCGTAGGCGCGGCTTACGAGGCTCCCTCTCTCACTCAGGACGCTCAAGAGTGCATCAACTTCTACCCTGAGATAGACCCGACCAAGGCTCAAGGCGAGCGCGGTATCGTTGCGCTCTACCCAACTCCGGGTTTAGAGACCGTGGCTATTTTCCCCAATCAGGAAGAAGTTCGGGGTCTTAGAACCCTGTCTGGTGGGGCTCAAGTTGTAGCGGTCTGCGGTGACTTTGTGTACGTTCTGGAGAACGATTTGACCCCCGTAATGGTCGGTCAGATGAACACCGCAACCGGTCAGGTTGGGATTGTCGATAACGGGGTCAACGTCTACATCGTGGACGATGCGTATCGATACACATGGTTCATCAGCGCCCCGTCATCAGCCATTTTTACCGGCTCAATTAGCGGAACGACTTTAACCGTGACCGTGATGCAAAGCGGCACGATTGCCGTAGGACAGGCCATTTTTGGTCAGGGCATAGCTCAAAACACCGTGATTACAGCCTTGGGTACGGGTACGGGTGGCGTTGGAACCTATACGGTCAGCGACTCCCAAACTGTTGCAAGTACCGCGATCAACTCTGTCGCATCACCCGCTATTGTGACCGGATCTATATCTGGCACAACTTTGACCGTTAGCGCGGTGACCAGCGGCACTCTGAAGATAGGCCAGACGATTGAAGGCTCCGGGGTGACCGATGGAACGATTATCACGGCCTTTGGGACGGGTTCCGGGGGTGCGGGAACGTACACCGTCAGCGCATCACAGACCGTCTCTAGCACCACGATATACGCGCTTAACTGGACGGTTCTACCCTCTACAGACGGAGCCTTTGAGGGCGGTGGAACGGTAGATATTTCGGATAACTACTTTGTCTATAATAAGCCCAACAGCCAGCTCTGGGCTGCGTCTGACCTCTTATCTCCAATTACTGACCCCCTGTCGTTTGCGTCCAAGGATGGCTCACCAGATGACCTAGTGGCTATCATCGTTGACCGGCGGGAGGTCTACCTACTAGGTGAGATGTCATCCGAGGCTTGGCTAGACGTTGGATCTGTCCCATTTCCCTTTCAGCGGATTCAAGGATCAAGCACTCAGCAGGGTATCGCTGCGGCCTTTTCCTGTGCGAGGGTGGGTAACTCCTTTGCCTATGTATCCAAGAACAACCGAGGCGAGGCCACCATCGTCCAGATGAACGGCTATATCCCACAAAGGATCTCGACCCACGCGGTTGAAACGACTTTGGTTGGTCAAGACGTATCTGACGCGATAGCTTGGACGTATCAGCTAGAGGGCCATGAGACCTACGTTGTGACATTCCCCTCAATTGGGACTAACGGCCTGACTTGGGCCTATGACATAACCACCGGCTTGTGGCACAAGTGGCTCTACACCAATAACCAAAACGAGTACGAGCGCCACCGGGGTAACTGCTGTGCATTTTTTAACCAGCAAGTATTGCTTGGTGACTATGAAAACGGCAAATTGTATAGACTGTCTCTATCACAGTACACCGATGACGGTCAGCTAATACGCCGTCTGAGAAGGTGTCCCCACATAACCACAGACCTCCAGCGTCAGTATTTTGCCGAGCTTCAGATCCAGTTCCAGCCCGGGGTTGGGTTACCGGTCGGTCAGGGTCAAGACCCACAGGCGATGCTCCGCTGGTCGGATGACGGCGGCTTTACTTGGTCTAACGAGAACTGGGTCACCATAGGTAAGCAGGGTCAGTACTTCACGCGAGCTATGTGGAGGAGGTTGGGGTTTGCGCGGGACAGGATATTTGAGGTTGTGGTCACCGACCCAATCAAGGCGGTCATTGTGTCTGCAAACCTGAAAGCGGAAGCGGGGGATAACTAATGGCCCAACTACCCCAGAATCAGGTAATCCCGACCTCACAATTAGTCAACGATATGGGACGGCCCACCCCAGCGTGGCAGCTATTCTTTTTGAACTTGCTCAATTTTTCCAGTAGTTCTACGGCTACGGCTGGCTCTGCAACCCTACCGGCAAATCCTGCGGGGTTTATCAATATCACGGTAAACGGGGAATCTAAAAAGGTTCCTTATTACGATGTATGAAGCCTGAACACTTTGCCCCCTTAAATCTACCTGAACCAACGGTGCGTTGGCTTTTAGACTTTTGGAGCGTTATCCAAGGGTTAGACGATTGGCGCGACAACGATGAAATCAGCCCGCAGGAAAAAGAAGCGGTGATCTACAAAGTCATGTTTTTATTGCCCAACAACACGTTCTTTCAATATCATTCTAAAGAACTGTTACCAATCGTGAGCAACTTGGTTTTGCGGTGGATTGGAGCTAACCGATTAGAGGATAATAGGGAAGATTTGCACAAGGCTTATATGTGGAGAGCCGCCTATTACGACCTGATTTTAGAGGTGGTGCGCCTAGTCCACGGGTTCGAAGCTGCGGCTAATGCGTCCGATTTTGTAGCCAGATTGTATGGCGAAACTTTTGAAGATTATGTGAAGGAGTTCCAAAATGCCTGATCCAGTAAGTGCTGCGGTAGTAGGAGGTTCCCAGCTAGTTAGTGGATATATGGGGGCAAAAGCCGCCAAGTCCGCAGCCCAAACCACGGCTGACGCAACGGTCAGAGCTGCCCAAATTCAACAACAAATGTATGAACAAGGTCGCGAGGATCTTGCCCCATACCGAGAGCAAGGTTATACCGCCTTAAAAGATATTGGCGGCATGAAACCATATTTAACTGGGCAGTTTGAAGATTACAGGGATCAGTATCTAGACCCGTCAATGGCGTTCCGTATGCAATATGGGACACAGGCTACAGAACGGTTAGCTAACGTAGGCGGCGGTGCTTTATCAGGAAATACTTTAAGAGGGTTAGCAGACTACGGTCAAAACCTTGCGGCTACTGAGTATTCAAACGCATTTAACCGGTTTCAGACCGAACGTGGAAACATTTACAACACCCTAGCAAACATAGCCGGTATGGGTCAGGGAGCTGTAAATACTGGTGTTCAGGCTGGTCAAGCCACAGCTCAAAATCTTGGACAGCTAACCGTAGGCGGGGCTCAAGCTCAAGCCGCTGGAACTGTTGGTGCAGCCAATGCGTACTCAAATGCACTTGGTAATGTAAGCGATGCAACGACAGCTTACGCCTTAACAAAGATGCGCCCACAACAAGCTCAAGTTATTTACAGTTAAGGATTTAATATGGCTGACTTTGGAATAAACCCACAGATTCCGCTTGGTGTTCAAGGCCCAAAACGTACATCAATTGGAGATTTGTTAGGAACCGCAACCAAGGCGATGGAATACTCACGCCTGTCAGAACTTTATCCAGCTTTGATTAA